CATAGACTGCCTCGCGTGAAAGAGCACCTGTAATGTAAATCGTTGGGTCAGTAGTGGTTAGTTGAACACCATCAGCATACACTGCATCCTCACCAAAAGCAATAGAGCACGGATCACTGGTGCGTATTTGAATAACAAGTTTATCCCTATAATAGTTTGCTGGAACCAATTCAGCACTTACATCAGTAGCTGACCAAGAATCCATGAGTGCCATATTTTTCTCCTAGAACTCGCTACGAATACCAAGTGCTTCTTGATAACCACCAGTAAATGGTGCAGCCGATATTGCATATACTGCTTCACCGGCAAGTGCACCATCTATAACACATACGCTTCCAGCACTCATTAGCTGGTATCCCTTACTAAGCACGGCAGCGGTGCCGAACGCAAGAGATACACTCGTTCCTGTCCTAAGTTGAATTACTAGCTGCTCTCTGTACTCATTTGCTGGTACAATCTCAGCACTAGTGACGCCAGCACTAAAACTTCCTTTAGCTGCCATCGTTTACCCCTTACGCATGTTGCGTAGTGAACAGCGGGATGTAGTAAGGAGTTCCGCCAACGTCGATCACCAAGCAGGCATTCGCACCTAGCGAAGTATTTGACGTTACGGTTCCAGGAACAACATCTTTAGCGACCACTGGACCGGCAAGGGCGTCGAACTTAATCAAATCGGTTAATTGTGCAGCACCGGCAATCTCAATTGCAACCGGAACTGTCTGATCTGCTCCTAGACGCAAGATCGAATCAACCTGCCCAGCAGTAGTAGTTGCTTCGACTTGAGCCGCAATCACATTACAGATGCCGCCAGTCGTTCCCGTTCCGTCCACGATTGCAAGAACGCCAGTGACCCAGCCTTGCGTGTTGTTCGCCGTTAATAGAGCCTTTCCGGAGACACCAGAGATATGAGCGTTTGCATTTTGCGTAGCCATGTTTTGGCTTACGGTAATGTGACCCTGTACACCATAGGCGTCATAGCAATTTCCAGCAAGAATAGTGCTTGCGAGCAAACTCTGAATCTTGTTGTTGGTTGTGGCAGCGGTATTTGAGGCACTGACGTAAGCCGCCATGCAAGAAGTGTCACCGCTCGTCTTATTCGTTGCAGTAGACATCACCGACTCAAAGGCGATGTTATCAACGAGAGTAGCATCCACAACAGGCGTTCCATACTTTCCGACAGACAACGCAGGGTTGTTGTAGGCAACCGGAGCGGTGTTCACAAACACCTTATCTAGTGCTTTATTTGCGTCAACAATGAGAGCCTTACTTGCGGTATTCGTTCCCGCCGTGGCACTCAAGATTGCAGACTCAACATATTTCGTTCCGTTTGCAAGAAGCACGTTTCCTGTCGTGTACGTCAGAGTTGCATTAACATCACTCAAACCACCTAATGTTTCTGCACTAGATGAAGCGAGAGCCTTAAATGCACAGCTAGTAGCACTGCCTTCATTCACATACAATGCAGTTGCAGAACCTCCATCGGTATGCTGGAATATGCAACCAATCTGATAACCTGGAAGTCCATCGGCTGGAACAGTAAGGCCACTAGAAAAAAGAACACCGGTGTTCGTTACAGCCGGAGGAGTCATCTTAATTAAATGACAAATTCGCTTCTGCATTTTAATCTCCTAATTTATAACAACGCCCTTATAAGTAATATCAAACGGAGGTGAAAGCCAAACATCGCCCCAACCATCGCCACAACCTTCTCTATTGCCCATATGGCCATACATCTGGGCACCGCGTTTTCTATCTCGTGCAATCGCATCCATGAGCAATGTCTGATACTGCATCGTATGAGGGCCAATTGTATCGTTTATTCTCGATTCTGCAACAGCTAGACACGATTCAAGATACAACTCAGACAATTGCATTCCACCTAATGGATATGGATATGAGTCTGATAAGGCACCACTATAAGCTTCATATGCGTATGACAATGAAAGCGAAACAGATGGTGTCGGATAAAAAATAACCTCTTGCCTCTGTCCAGTTGAGCCGGTCGAAGACAGATACCGAATCGCAGCAGATGTTGGATAGTCCGTAACATCTGCATGCGATCTCAAGTCTAGTATCTTTCCTTCCGGCACAATCTGAATATCATCCCTGTATGTCGAAACTGGAAAATGAAATCTTCCGATCATCCTTCCGAAATTATCAGGAAGATTATATTCCCAAGTTCCAGCAGTAATTGCTAGCGTGGTAGATGGCCTTAACCATGACCACTCGTATCCAACGATTTGTGCAGCTACAGCAGTTGGATAGTAAACCCGTCGAACTCCAGACTGCACAATTCTATTAACTTCCGCAAGCTGGTCAGCAGTGAAGCTAGCTACAGTACTTCCGTAGTTTAAAAAAAAACCAACGGCAGACTGTAGATCACCAAATCCTAGGCTGAGACTTGACTCGCTGATGATTATTCTCCTCACCCAAACTCACCCCGGCGTGGGCGAAGAGAAGACCCACGCCGAGGGAGTTGGTTCACAGCTTAGGCAATCGTATCGAAGGTGTCACAAAGCGTGTACCACGCATTTCCACGCCACTCAAAGTAAGCACGCCGTGCGGCAGTGTTTCCAGTGATCGTGGTAATACTGGTCGTACCATCCAGCTTGAAGCCGGTTGTTACGGTCAGCGTCACGCCATTCGTGGTCTGCGTTCCATTGATGACGAACATCTTCCGCTCACCGAGAATCGTGCCATCGGCAAGAGTGCTCGTCAAGACGGCACTCGTATTCGTGGCAGCCTCGTAGAACGTCACGCCACCAACCTTGGACTGCAAGGCACCACCAGCCGTACCAGTCGGCGTGAGAGACTCTACTCCTCCAGACTGGTTGCCAGTTTGCAACCGGCAAACCGTCAGGGCAGCAGTCGAAGAGGTATTCAGAGTTTGCAGCGGAACCGCAGAACCCTGACCCTCGAAACCAGCCTGTCGAAAATATCCGGCGTAAGTTCCGCCGCACTGAAACGTCACGATACCAACACCAATAGTGAGGCTGGCCTTCGTGAGAACCTTACAAGTGCTGCCAGGAGTATAAATCGTGATAAACTGCCCGACAGAACTTGCGGGATAATACGCAGACGAAACACCAGCGAAGTGATTTCCGTTAGTCGCAGAAGGCAACTTAACGTAATTACTCCTACGGAAGTCAGCAGACGCAGCAGTCTCCTGGGCGGCACCAGCCGGAGTGGCCGGAGCGTTATAGTCGTACTCGAAACACACAGCTTGCCCTTCAAGAACGGCGGTAGTGCCATCAAACCACACCTGAATCTTTTCGCCCTGGGCCGCTTTCAGCGGAGCGTTAATTGAATGATCCAACATATCGATAACCCTTTCGGTTGAATGTTAAGATAAAAACTACACCTTGTAGATGACACCCTGACGACGGAGATTCGTGCAAACGCACTGCAACGTGGCGTCGAGGTCAACACGACGGACAAGGTGCTTACCAGGAACCATGTACGGGGCGGTGAGTTGATTCTCCCAACCCGGCATGACTCCGATAGCCAGCCAATTCCAATCCAGCATATAGACCGGATTCGTGGTGTCGGCATCAAGGTACGGAGCGTAAATAATCGGAGAACTCTTGAACACAACTCGACCGCCTTGGCTGTCCAAGTCATTGCCGAGATTCGTGTTCTGAGCCTCAAGCAACTCTTCCATGAGGCCGACAGTATCACTATTGGTGTAGATACCGTTCTTCATGGAACCGAGCACCGGCTCAGCGTGCGACACAACCGAGCGGAATTGAATACGGCGGTGCATTGTACGCATCTTCCGAATCAAGTCCTCCGTGCTTACAAGCGAGTAACTGTTGGTCCAGTTAGCCCACCGAGGTTGCGAAGCAGTCGTGATGTTGGCACGACCGAGAGCAAAACCGGTAGGATCACCACCATTAAAACCTTCGCTTGCATTCTTCGTGACCCAGTATGCGATGCCAAACGGAGTTTTTTCGTCGGAGCTATCGGTAGGCTTCGTCCAAAGAACAGCCTCCAGATATTCGAACAAGCTGACCATCATGGCCGTGTAACGAGTTTGAATCAAGTCAACGATAGCAGTGCCGCCACGCTGGAAAGCAGGCTCGCGTTGATCGTAAAGGTAATTCGCGTTGATATGGCGAGGCTGAACCGTTCCTTTAATCATCGTGTCGTTGATCGCGGACGTGTCGGTCTCGTACAACTCCACGGCGTGTGCACTGTGGTTGTGATCGACTTGAATGTCGAATTCCCAAGGATTACCACCATCGAACTTGTGCTGCTTGCCCTTCCACATTTCACGGACGGCAACGTGGTCAGTCAAGTCAGTCTGCATATCCACAAAGGCCCCTCGCTTAACCAAGCCTTGCTGGGTCAAGAGGACAGCATCATCAACATCAGCGTATTGCATTCCCATTGTATTATTCCTGTTCTAACCAGGAATTACTTACCACCAAAAAACTTTTGATCGAGTTCAGCGGCAAGTTCTTCCTGCGGTGAAAGTTTTGCTTTGCCAGTCATCGCATTTGCTCTTGCGATAAGCTGACTACTGTGGCTCTCAAGTTCGCTTGAAAGCTTCTTTTCACGAGCCTTGACGAAATCGTCCTTTAACACAATCCGAGCGGCCTCGTCAAATACTTCATCACGAGACACCTCCTGTCCGGTTGCTCGATACCCGGAAATCAGGGCTGCGGCTTTGTTAGCAATCAAATCCCGCTTTGATCGTTGCGGGCTTCCTAGAGACATTGCCTGTGTGGCACCCGACCCCAGGGCATCTTTAAAATCTTCACCAAGCCCAGCGACTTTACTGTCAAACCAGACTTGAACTTCATTATTATGAGCATCTTGGCGAGACCGTGCAACATTGTCAGCATTAGCCTTCAATCCGTTAATAGTCTCATTCTGCTTCTTTACAACACCGATAAGGGTGTCGAACATTTTAATTACTTCAGGTTCATAAATTTCCGGGTCGAGATCGGAAAGATCTTTAAGCGGATCTTCCTCCAGTACGACCTCTGCGGTTTTCGGTGCAGGCTTTTGTGCCGCCTCCACACGATCAACCACTCGTGATAGCGAGGCTTCGTTTGGAAATGACCTCGCATCATCAAGCGACAAGCCAGCACGAATAGCTCGCATCAAAGCTTCGTCGCTAATTGTTTCCTTAGCAGGAGGCTTCACCGGAACAACTTCCGATACTACCGCCGGATCGATTTTTTCGGAAGTCGCCTCCTGCTTGGGAGTTTCAACTATTTGTCCTTTTACTTGCGTTACACTATCGGCCTCCTTTCCTTTTTCCGCCTCAACAGGAGCAACGGCTACTGTAGCGGTTGCAGCAACCTCTTGCGTCTTTACTGTCTCGGGTTTAACTTCTTCGGTCTTGACGGCAGTTTCAATCGCGGTGTTAATCTCAGCCACAAGCTTATCTTCAACTGGCATTGTTCTCTCCTAAAAATTTCCTAACAAAAAGCAGACCTATCATGGAAACCTCGAAGTTTAAGCAATCGCCTACGCTGCCTCATGCTCGTGTAGACAGGATCGCCTTCATTTGTCACCTCGACACTCTCACCATGCATAGCATAAAAGTCTCGTAACTCTTGTGCTTGTTCCGGATTCACTCCGCTCGCAACACATGCGATTGGCTTGAACTCACCAGTCCCTCGATCTCCGACACGTTCGCCTGGAAGCATAGGAACAAGAGCCATTTTTACTTTGTCGAGTCTGTAACGCATGATTGTATTATAACCGATACAATCGTAAATGCAAGAACACTGCAAAAAAATTATTTTGCAACTTCAGCAGCACGATTTCCTTCGGAAGCTTTCTGTCTCCCGTTACCACCCATAAGGATTTGTTGCGTGTTCGCACTCGCACCTTCTCTTGATTGTCCAGGTTGGCCGATTCGAGTGTACGTGTGTTCCGAGTTTCCGCTTGGCCTGGATTCACCACCACTCTGTTGAGATTCCGGAGATACCTCGGCGAACCTGACAAACTCCTCAAGTTCAGGGAAGTCAGCATACTTAGCAACAGACCGGAAGATTGCAGGAATGTCGATCTCACCGCCATTCTCTTTGATTTGTTGAGAAAGCGGAAGAACGTACTGCTGCATAATCATTCCAAGTTTTTGAAGTCGAACCCCAGGGGAATTGTCTTGAAGCGAGTAGGCGTCAATCCGCAAGTCGAAGATGTCAAACTTCCCTTTTCGCATGTCGGGATTCCATTCAACTGGGATCTTAATATCCGATCCTGGAACAGGCTTCTCAAGTTGCCGACGTTTGACTGGATCATGCCATTCATAAAATGCCAGTGCATAAAATATCTCCTGAATCGCTTTGATTGTCCTGTCGGCCATATCAAGCATCTGTGCACTCGCTGCGGCGGACAGGAGTTTATCTTGACCGAGAGTTGGTGCTTGGTTTCCAAGTCCACCTAAGCTATCCAAGTTGCCAGCGTAGTACGAGAACAGATCGCGGCATTGCATGTAGAACGCCATCGTTGTCTGGTCGATGCCGCCAGTCTTCAATGATACTGGCGTAGCACCAGTATATCGAATGCCGTCACCGTCGGACGCCTTCTTGAAGTTCTCTACAGCTTCCTCGTCTCCACCTGCGAATCCTTGTACCGTCTTTTGTGAGTCGGCTTGGTCGCCGAGTTTTCTAAAAAGCTTATTAGAAAGCTCGTGAAGATCACACCATAAAGCAACTGGAGGCAGAGGAAGAAGATTGCCGGGAACATCGGTATATCCTAGTTTAATATATGGACCGCGAATAGGGCCTTTCCATTTTACGACACGAAGAAGCTTATTGGTCTGTGCACCAACAGTTAAGAGTAACTGCTCACGAGGAAGCCAAATATCACGCAGCCAACATCGATCACGATACTCGTCAGCGGAAGAGTCAGCGGAAATTTCCTCGGCACGACGCTCACCTGCAACGCCGACAGTCGTGTATTCGTCCGGCTTAAGATCTTTCTTAATGTCAGGATCAAGCCATTTAGACTCCATTAAGTCCTCGTAGTCCATCCAGTATTGATTTCCCTCATATGCAATTTGGTCGATACTCTTTGCGGACATATCGAGAAAATAATTATCGAGGGTAACTAGATCAACGAACGGCTCGCCGTAATCGTGACCTATCGCAGATCCAACTTTACTTATTCCAACCTTCACTACGCCCATCGAGAACAGAGCCTCCTGCACAAACTTTCGAAGTGTCTCCGAAAGGTTGATTTCATCAGGAATAAGATTTAGAGCAATCTCAAAATCTTTTGCGAGTGGCTTCAAGTCTTTCTTTTGAGTTGTAATAAGCACACGAGGAGAATGTGCAGCAAGAAGCCTGACGTAAATCTGGACAGCAAGAGAAATCATCGGTACCGGCTGGCGATGCACTGAACCGTATTGTGCATAGTGATAACCGGCATGTTCACGAATCGCAGCGATACGAGATTGCTTCGGCTTCTCTAATTGGCGTTCGCTCCACTGCACGGAAGCAATAAGCTTGTCATACTGTTTCTGCGTGAGGGGATTCTCTATCATAATTATGGTTTCCATCCATCGTTAGTGTCTTCGTGTGCACGCTGTTCTTTACGCATCTTATTTCTCCAAGCGAGACTACCAACTTGAATCTCTTTCGTTTCCTTAACGATGCTCGAACCCATCGCCCGCATTCCATGCCACGCCAATGCGTCGGCGATAACTCGGTCGCCGTGGTTTGCCCTCGCTCCGCTTGGATCAACCTTGCCACATGATTTTGAATGCTCGATGCCCCCATCAGGAGCGAAGATGTATTCGAGAGTTTCGTTCATCGCATCACGCGAGTAGTTGATAAGTTCTCCTTTCTCAACTGCCGCACGATACTCTCCAAGAATTTGTAACTTAATTTCTTTCGTTGTTACAATTCCAGGCATGTCAGACATTCTACCAGAAATGCCTTCTTTCGTCAATCGATAATGGATATTGCCATAACC